GCAACTCTTTCCTTAAAGTGTTCAAGATAATTTGAAGCGTCAAGTAATTGATTGCCTGATGCAACAACTTCAATATCATGTCTAAACGGAAGTATTAGACCACCTTCTGTTCTGAGGTTTTCAATTTCTGCTGCAGCGCGTGATATTTCTTCTGGCTCTGCTGGTTGCTCAGCTGTTCCAATTTTGTATTTATAAAGAGGGAATAATTCTCTGTGAACAAGATTTTGAATATCTTCTTCTAATTGTCTTAGGGCGATTACGTCATCCAAGACGTTTGTTAAAAACGGCGTACCAAAAGCTCTGCCGGCTTTTTTGTCAAAATGAAGATGGATAACTCTATCTGCTGACCAAACTGGAGTTTTAACAGAAGGAGAATAAGTTAAAGGGTCAGTTCTTTGCTCATATGACTTAGGCCTATTGTATCTATCTCTAAGAATTCTTACTTGTTCTGTCGGGATTAAATAGTATCCTATTACTGTTTGTTCAGCTGAAACTGGATTTAACTTATCTGGAAAATATTCAGAAATATCTCCTCTAGCTTTAACTACAAAACAGTTAGCGTACTTAAAGAGTTGATCGGAAACTTCTATTAAGAAGTCCAAAAATGGTCTCTTCATGGTCATTTCCAGGAAGTCTATTCTTTGATACAGATAAGCTACTGCTTCAGGGTTTTCCCCAACTATCTTCCAATTTTCTTTCCAGAATAAATCTTTATATTTATTCATCGCTTGACGGATATATGAATCGGTATCTACCGCTTGCATAATTCTGTCAAAGTCGTATGGCGATGGCTCAAATGTTGCTCTAGTATTATACCAGTAAACTGAACCATGGTAACCAAGGGCAAGCGATGCCACTCTCATGACCTTACCCAAAGTACCTACGTCTTCAGGCTCTATAGTTTTTGCTACAAAGTTACCACTGTTAAAATCGTCTATCTGACGAAATGGTAAATAGTCTAATAATGGCATTTGGGGCTCCCGTATAAATCTAATAGAATAGTACTTATTAGATTATATTTTTATAAGTTAGTTACCCTGCTCAAGGCCAGCTTTATTAAAGGCATTCTTAATAATAAGATCTTTTACTGCTTCAAGCCAAAAAACGGTTTCGGCTTCAGCGAAATCGCTTCTATAAGAAAGGTTCTGTTCACTGATCTTAATTTCTACAGAAAAATCTTTCTTTTCTTCAGTTGTTTCTACTACATCACTCATAATTTTGTCCTTTTAGTTTTCTTATAATGTTTGATTGCTGTTTAATTGTAGCTTCCTTAATAACCAATTCGGTCATTAAGCTGCTAAGTTTTTCTTGAAAAGTTGCTATTATAATATTAACATCTAAGTTTGAATCTTCATCATTAATATTTTGAATGCTTGAAGGCGTCAAATTTTCACCTGCTCTTATTCTAGACATTCTATTAGTATATCACGAGTTTAGTCTAGACTCAAGTTCTTCGACTTTAGCTGACAACTCTTGAACAGATTTGACTAAAAGAGGAATTATTTCAATTGTATTCCACATAGCTGGCTTCCAAGCGTTTATATCAAAAATACCACCTTCTTGATCCCACGGTAGTTCATGTGATGGTGGTTGAAATGTCACCAGTTCGGGTTGTGCTTCAAGAACTTCTTCCACTATGAAACCATAAGATCTATTTAAACTCATAAGATCTTTAGCTTGATCGGTCCATGGTTCATTTGTTACTGGATCTATTTCTCCCATTTTCCAGCTAAAAATTCTTGGTCTTAAATTATTAATTACAGAAAGACCATCTGGCATGTCTTGTATATTTTCTTTAAACTCTCTCAAAGAAGTAAATCTAACTATTCTTTCAACACCTTGTCCACCAAGTGATTGAGCATAAAGTGGTCCGACTCCACCACCCGCTGTTGGAAAACTGCCTTGGGCTCTATAGGAATAACCGTTTTCTACCGTGATATTTAAGCAGTCGATTGTTGATCCTGAAATAGCCCCGCCAAAAGTGCCGGTAGAACCTGAAATATCACCGTTTACAGAAAGCGTTGCCCCGTTCCAGGAAATCGATCCAGAACCAAGGCTAAATGTTCCGTTATTTAAGTCTAAATAACTTGTATTTCCAGGAGAAGCTAATAAACCAGTTCTTATTACATCTCCAGATATCTGTGTTAAAAAACCATTATTATCAACGCTAATGCCAGCTCCACCAATTGTTATCTTATTACTAGCTGTGTTGAACGCATCGTCCGCATATTGATACGCAGCATCAGCTGTGCTAGACGCAGCATTTGCTTCATTGTATGCATTTTGAATTGTGGTATAAGTTGTGCCGCCGGTAATTGCAACGTTACCTGTTATGCTTAAGGTTGCTCCATCCCAAGTTAATTTATCACCTAAAGAAAAATTGGCTTGTCCACCAGAATTTTTACCAACATAGAAAGCCGTATTGCCGCTAGCAAAAAAACCACTTCCATAATACATTGTATTGGAAGATATTGTTAAGCCACCTATAAAACCATCTTCATATATAGTGTTGCCAAATTCGTCAACAAGATCTTGAGCAATATTTGCGGCTTCTTCTGCATCAAGCACATCTGAGCCATCGCTAAGCTTTAGAGTACCCTGTACGGTAAGACTGTTACCATCCCATGTTAGTTTATCGCCCAAAGAAAATTGCTCAGTGGCATCAACATAGAATGCGGTATCCATGTTGTTGTAATTTCCAGCCCCCAAAAATATTTTACCGCCAGTAGCCAATTCGGTTAAACCTGTTAAAGTGAGACTATTAGCCGTGACATCGCCAGTGTTAGTAACCCTAAATGGAGCCACTGAAAAGCTAGTGCTATTTGAACCGCTCCACATGTTTCCATTCGAATCAACATGGAATGACGTGGCGTCTGATGTTCCTTGATCTTCACCAATATCTAAACTAGATCTAATGCTAGCGTCATTAAATACAGCTTTTCCATCTCCACTTATCTTCCAACCGGTTCCACCAAATGTAGTATTCGCTGCGGCATAGTTGTTAGATTTTAGAATGGAGTTAGCCCCAGACAAGGTTATTGTTTGTGCGCCTATTGTTCCAGCTGTTATTTTTGATGCAGTTAAGCTGCTAATATATTGGCTATCAATTAGCGGTGTTGATTGATCAGTTTGAGTTAAAGCTGTCCATGGACCAAGATTACCAGTCGTGTCTACTGATCTAACTCTGCCCCAATAAGTTTTAGCGACCGTGTCTGTACTGTTTGGTACCGCTACCGTAAAAACGTTTGCGGAACTAAAACCTGTTGAAGTAGCTGTCCCCGTGCCGGCACCATTGTCGTATAATTCATATTCATATTTGTCTATATCTAAATCATTACTAAAGTCAAAAACAAACATGACATTTTCAAATGATGCATATAGAGCTAAATTAGATATGGCGTCTGGTATCGTGGTATCTTTAGGAATTGAAACTAATATAGAATCTACGCTTTCTGAATAAGCGTTAATGTCGGTATTTTTGGTTCTGACACTAAATATATAATTCTTACCTGGTTTTAAGTTTTCAATTTTTTTTATAATCTCAGCCATTACAAAGTTGCTCCTGTGACGATTCTTCCTAATAATGAAGAACTTACTTCCTCTTTATTCAAAGTTAAATAATTATTTAAAGAAAAACTATATTTTTTTATATTTATTTTTCCATCTGAAGATAGTATATTTTTTTCATAGTTAGAAACTATTTCAAATACATAGTTTTTATACGATAAATCTGTCTTAGAAAAGACTAGCGCATCTGTGCTTTTGTTTTGATTGTACAGATCAATTTCTTCCCAATAATCTAAAACAATCTCATTATCTGCATTTTGATCAGATCCATACGGCATAATTCTTATTCTGAACTTACCGTAGTCAGGACCTTTGTCAGAGTATATCTTTATGTTTGGTCCAGTAAAAGTTCCTATTAAAGAAGCCCCTGGATTTTTAGAAACACCAGAATCCCAATTAGACTCACTGTTGACAAATGATAAATTATAGTAATTATTTGAATTTAAATCCCTTATATATGAAGAAACATTTACATCTTCTTCAGAAGAAACAAATTGTGATTCTGACTCTTCGCAAGCTTGATACTGATTATCTTGGGTTCTCTTTTTAATTAATTTTAAATTTGGAGTTTTATAATATAAACTATATTGTTTATTAATATCAATATCCTTTGAGTGATTTTCCGCTGCTTTAAAATATAAAAGATTATCAACAATTTGAGTTATTACCGGAGTTGAATCATAATTTTCAGAAGACTTATCTTCATAAACAACTAAATAAGAATCTGGATCAACGGAAGCTGTTTTGGTAAAAATTGATCCTTGTTTATTTAAAGCATAGTAAATGTCAACATCTAAATTTTCTACATCAATAAAAAGCCAAGAGTCTTTAACAATGTTTTCTTTAGCTATTGGAAAAGTTATTTTTTTCCTTAAATTAGGATAAACATAATTTCCATCTAAATCATAATATCTAAACCAAGCCATAATTAAACCTCATAAACAAAAACTTCGTATTCGTGATTGGCAGCAACATCGCCATCTTCTATCTCTATCGTTATTACAGCATCGACGACTGGTACTCCACCATCTATTATATCCTGTTGTATGTTCGTAATCTGTATAGACTTAGCCTTAGGTATGACCACAGTAGTATCTGTTCTTACAATATCGTAATCAATGTCTGTTGATTTAATTTTTTGGCTACCGTCATTACCCGTATGCGCGTGACCAGATAGTGAAACTCCGTCTATCCTCATGCCAGGATCAACGGAAATATTCCCAGTTATTGTTCCGCCATCTTTTAGTAAATATTGTGGGTGATGATTTTCAGTTAGGTTATGTAAGCTTGCATGATCAGAAATTAAATCACTTTGATCTTTATAAGTTATATGAGAGTTCTTATATATTTCAGAATAATTATCTTCTGTTATTGTTTTGCGAATAACTTTTTTATTTTGTCCCTTAAATGAAAGTTGAAATATATAATTAGAATATCTTCTTTTTTGTTGAATTAAATCTAATAATTTTTCTACTCTAGATCTTATAATTTGATTTCTTTGTATCAAGTCACTAAGTATCATCCCAAAGTTTGCGTTTATCACATTTGTGGCTATAACTAACTCTTCTGTTAAAGTCGGAAATCTAGACGCAAATGTTGTTGTATAGAAGTTTGCCTCCATGGGGGAAACTATCTTTGTTTTAAAATTTAATGTTTGCGATAAATATCTGTCATAAAAAATACTGCAGTTGTCTACATAATCTCTTTTTAGGTTGTTTAATAAACTTGCGATTTCTTCATTTAAAGCTTCTAGTCTAATCGAAAAAAATGCTTGGAATTCAACGGCTTGTTTTTCTGTGATTTGATCCAACTCGGAAGCTGTGATTTCTCCTGGTGATGATGAGATCGATTGGACAATGCGTTTCGTGCATTGTGCTGCGACCTTTGCCCATGCGTCAAATTGTACTGCGACTTCTTTTTGTGAGTCATCTTCATACTGCTCCTGGAAATTTATTAATATAAAATTTTTAATATAAAAAGCTTCATTTAACATTGCGTTTAATAAATTCCTATAATTTAACAAATAAGAAAAAACGCTTTGTGAACAAATTTGGTTAAACTCGGCTATAAATCTTCTGGCAACCGTAGACATAGATCTTTCGGCGTATTTATATTCTTCAAAGGAAACAAAGTCTGGTTCCGGCAGTTTGACGTCGTTATATTTGCATAATTCCTCCCAAAGTTTTGTGTGACATTCTTCCATATTTGGAGTTAATTTTTGATCTAGATAAACTTTATATAATATATTATCTATGGACTTAATCGTTTCTTGAATGTAATTATATGTTTGAAAAGATTGATTTTTTAAAAAGTTTAAATCAACTGTCATACTTGGTATTAAGCTGTAATCAAGATTTGTTGGGATACTATTGGCGTATTTATTTACAGTAATGTCGTCTCTTGTTTCTTCTTCAAAAAAAGATACGTCCGTTTTATAGCCACCAAATATGTCACTGGTTGGACCAAAATTATTTTCGATGTTGTTAATAGACATAATTAAAACATCTTTCTTTTACCGTTAGATATAACAGAACTTTTTTTTCTAAACTTAGTTGCAGCCAAACCATCATTTCTGCCAACTATTGCATACTTTGGTTTTTCTTCTTCATCTTGGACCGTATTAACCTTTGGCATGTAAAAGTCGTTAGAGAAAGTTTCGGTATTCATAGCATAGTTACCTTTTGAAAATTCTCCATAGTTTTGGGTTATGGCTAAAAGTGCCAACATTAAAGCGTCGTGCGCGTGGTCCATTGCAGTTCCGCTTGCTTCAAATATTGGTCTTCCAATTTGAGTTGTTCTTATCACAACATATGAAATTAATTGGAGATAAAGTTCTTCGTCCGATTCTGGAAAAACTATTTTTTCTTTTTCTAAGAACTGACGAAGATTATCTACCATGTATGGTTTTATTTCTTTCTTAACCAACATTTTAGTGTATGGGTCTCTTACCTCTATCGCTTCAGCAAAAGATACGCCTTTAACCTTTTCTTTAAGGCCAGATCTAGGATTCTCAACACCATATTTGTGCAGTAGTTCGACCTGTACTTCTCCGAATCCTCTGTCAACATAAATAT